GTTCTGTACGAATTGGCTACGTTCGTTTACGCCTGCGTGGTCGTAAATTGCTCCGCCCGCGTCTTTTTGTTGTGCGGTCAATAGCGCGAAGGGTCGAGCCTTAAAGTCTACGGTCTGGGTGTATGCGCCTTTAATTGTGCGGCCGTCAAGGTACAACGGACGCGTAAACGTTACGGTACGTTCTTTACTTGCGCGTTTTGCTACAAGCGTTTTAATGCCTGCGTCTACGCGTCGTAAGTCGAAGTTAGTGTCGTTTCGGCCTTTAATCATTGACCCGCGCGCCATACCAGATAGCGGGTAATCAGTCGGCACAAATTGGCGGGCTTCGCGTACAACGGCCGCCCCTGCGCCTTGTTGTAGGTCGGTTGTTATTTGGCGTCGATAGACGCGGTCGAAGTCGTTTATTTCTTTTAACGCTTCTTGAATACCGAATACTTCAAATTCACCTACGACGGGCATTATCGCGGTTTTGTTTCTCTAGGGCGTCTATCACTGTTGCTAGGTCGCGTGTATCGAACGGCACCATAGACGGCCAAAAACCGACCGCTATTAGAAGTTCTGCTAGTTGGCGGCGGTAACTGCCGCGGGGGTAGGGTTTGCGGGTTCATTGTCCACCACTTCTAGTTCGGAAACGGACTTAATGAAGTCGTCGAACGCGACGGGAACGGTAACGCCATTCATTTTGGAAGCTTCGTACGCCATAAACGCTAGGGCTTCCATAGAAACGCCTGTTGCTAGGTCGGAAGCGCGAGCCTTGTATTTACGTTCCCATAAAACGGTTACGAAAAGGTTAGTAGTTACGTCGTATGTTTCACCGTTGCGGGTTACGCGTATTGTTAGGTTCATTGGTCGGGCCTTTCGTGCCTAATTGTTTATGCGGTGACGTCTTCGCTGTATACGCCGCCGTGGAAAGTTACGTCCACGGTACTTAATTCGCCGAGCGCGAACGTATGCGGAAGTTCGGCCAAGAACGCCCCAGTAAGGGTAAAGCCGGGATTAGTCGCGCTATCTACGCCTACTGCGGGTTTTACAACGACGGTAGTAGTTGTACCTACAAGGCTTTTAAGTGTCGCGTATGTCTCGCTAGCGGCATAGGACATATAAAGGGTAAGGGTTACTTCGTGGTCGCCTAAACCTTTTACATACTTGTTAGCAGTATCGCCAAAAGCTGTCGCGGTCAGTTCTGCGTAGCGTTCCGTAAATGTGGCCGACGTACATTGGTCGGACAAGTCCACGCTATTTACGGTTACTACTGGGTTGCTAAGAATGGTGGAAGTAGCCATATGGTTTAGTCCTTTTCTAGGTTGTCCTTCTTGGAGACTTTAGTCGTCTTGCGGGTTGTTGTGGGGGAACTCTCGCCAATGAACCCGCCTAGTAGTAGGGCTTCAATGTCGTACCCTTTAGCGCGTGCGGCTTCTTCGTCGAATTTTGCCCCAACAACGCCTACGCGTTCCGAAAGAATAACTAACACAACTTCTCCTATGCGGTCTGGGCTTGTATAGATAATTGTAGGTCATAGGCGGGCAATTCTGTACCGCCAATAATTGCCACGGTAGGGCGGCCTTCAAGTACCCCAATATTTGCGTTTAATAGTTTCGCCGCAAGGTTCATTAGCGAGCGTTGCGCGTCAAGGTTCGCGGGGCCGAGTGTTATTACTCGAATGGGGTAACGCATTTTTACAATGTTTCCGTTAAACGCTTCGAACGTTGGCGCGTCAATAAATACACACGGGGGCGCAAGATTACGCGGGTCGGTCACAACTTTAACGCCACTAATGGCCGCTATTTTGGCGGCCAAGTCGTCTAAGACTTCGTTAAATAGGTCTGTGTATGCGACGGGCATTAGGCGCAAGCGGGGCGGTCAATGCCCAATAGTTGTTTAACAATGGCGGATAGACCCGTATAGGACGCTGTACCCATTTGGTCGAACGACGCGAAACTGTCGCCAATACTTCCACGGGAACGGTATAACGCGCCCGCGTATTGTGTTGTTCCAAGCTTTACCGCTTCGTTAGGCGCGACGGTTGGGCTATCTAAATACCCCGCTTCTTCACGTCGCCTAAAACAAAACTGATTAGCGGCTGTCGCGCATTGTTCTATAAACGCTTCATCTGCGGCTGTTGCTACGCCAATACCTAACCAGTCTTCGACGTCGTTACCGTCTATCCAAGTACAAGTAGGGTCGTCGTACAACGTTCCGTATGGAAGTACGGCCGCGCGTGTTAGGTCGCTACCTGCGTCGTAAAACAACACTTGGTTAGGGATAGGTACGCCCGAGTTATATAACAAGTCGCCTTCGTTATTAACTCCGATAAACAAGTACGCCGGTAGCGCGGTAATCATATGCGTACCGTTAATACCGTGACTTAACCCCGAAACGGTTACGTATTCGCCCACTTCTAACGCGGGTTCGGTTAGTAGTTGAACTACTACGTAATCGTCTACGCGTTGGTTGTGCGTAATGCTGTAGACCGTCATAGCGGCCACCCGCCTTTCGGTTTAGGCGTTTACAAGTTTTACGAACTTGGTGGCGTCGGCCATAAACGAGGCCGCATACCCTCTGAAACTAATCGTACGTCCCATAACCTGCGGTACGTCGATAGACAGCGCGCCCTTCATTTGTTCGTAGAACTCGAAACCAGCGGCCGCGCCTGCGGCGTGACCGATAACGCCCGAGAGTGAACCCGAACCAGTACCGCCCGCGCAGTTTTTGTCTACGACAAGGGTAAGACCAAGTGGGTTACCGTTCCAAGAGTTCGCAGACTGTGTACCGCTTGCGTTCATTGGGCCGACTGTCGGAAAGACTGGGCGTCCCGTTGTGTCGGTAAGCATTCCCAATTTTGCCCAAGTAATCGGGTTCATTACCCAGTGAGTAGGCAAGTAGTTAGAACTTGCGGAGATTTGGTATGCGGCTCCGTAAATGGCTTCAATCCAATCGGCAGGTTCGGTCAAGTCGGTAACTGTTTCGGTCTGGGTTGTACCGCTTACCAACTGGTCTACTGCGTAGTTGTCTGTCGCTTGTCCGTAGGCGATAGCTAATTGCTCGAGAATGATGTTCAACGACGCGGGGTCTGACCAGTCCAAGTCTTGTTCGGACACGGTGACGTATGTTCCAAAACTGAGTTTGCTTACGTCCGAGTTTGACACGGACACGGTCGAAGGGTCGAGCGTGTTCAACTGTCCCGTTGGCTGTTCGGTCACTACTGGGCGGGTAACAATTTTTGGACGACGGAAGGTAGCACCTGCGGACGGCATTGCCTTAGTCCCGATAGCACTAACGAACGGCCTAATAGGGTTAAGCGAGTCGAAAACTCCGCCCGTAATAATTTCTGGGAGAATGCCGGGGGTGTCGGCCGTTGTGATGTTTGGAGCGGCCGCGCTAATACGTGCGTTCATTTCTGCGAATGCGGTAGAACCTGCCGCGAAAGCGACCATATATTCGGCGGGTGTTGGAAGCTTCGGGGCAACGCTTCGCGCTTGCGCCCATAGTGGCGTTACTGGTGTAGACGCTTCAACTGTTGCGTTTTCGACGTGTTCCATTTCTGGGTTCTCCTCTTGGGGTTCTGTGTTGTCGTGGCCGTCGTCGGGTTCGTCCTGTTCTTCATTATTACCCGCTTGCGCGGCTATTTGGTGGATACGTGAAGACTCGAAAGCGGGAAGCGGCACCATTGACAATTCGTCCCAACGACTAGCGGTAACGACCATTGTTCCGTTTTCGTCGTAGGTGTATTCGGTTGGTACAACGCCAACAGAAACCGCGTCTAATACTCCGTCCATAGCAAGAGTTAAGGCCGCGTTACCTTCGGGAATGTCGCTAATACGCGCTGTAAAATACATACCCGCGCCTTCGCCTTCTAACACTTCGACGCGTTCGGTCACGATACCGATAGGGCGGGAAGTGTCGTGGTATTGGAGAAGTTTTGGAGCGCGTCCGTCTGTAGGTAGTGACCCTGCGACGAAGCGTACGCGTGTCCCGTCCGCGGTCGTAGCTTCGGGGCCGTATGGCGCGGCTAGTCCCATAATCGTACGACGGGGCGTACCGTCTGGGGCGGCCGCGTCGATAGTGATAGGGCTTGGGGTGAAACGTAATACGGTCATTCGTCCATTCCTTCGGTTGTTGTTTCGTTGCGTGTTTCTATTACTTCGGTTGTTTCGCCGTTGTTGTTTAGTTCTTCTAAGTAGCTATCGACGTCGAGACGTACGAACGTTCCGCGTGGTAGTACGTTGTCGGCCGACATTGTTTCATTCCAACATTGAATAAAGTTCTTGGCCGCAAATAAATACAAGTCTTGTTTAGCTTGCGACGCGTTTTGGTAGTTGTAACCACCGACTGCAATACCCGCTAAGTACGGCGGAATGTTTGCGACGCGTGAAAGTTCTAACGCTTGGAATTGTCGCGACTCGACTAAAAGCATTTTGTCTGGGGTTACGTTCGTTGGTTCGTACGTCAAAAATTCGTTTAGCGCGGCCGTCTGGTTAGTTAAACGTGCTTCGTTAAACGCTTGCGCCATATCGGATAGTTCCGCAGGACTTAACGGCTCGCCGCCAGTCTGCCGAAGGACGCCCGCCGGTATCGCGCTTCTCGCATTCCGTTGTACTGACTGCTCCAAGCTTAAAGCCGTGTTTATCGCTTGTTGAGACATATAACAAATACCCTGTATAGGGCTTAAGAATTGGATTACGTCTCGACTGTCTACGGGTAATCCCGAAAAATAAACTTGGTTGCTAGGGCCGAACCAGACGGGGCCGCTCTGGTCTTGTGTTGTCACCATTGCGGCGGGAAGACGCGTAAACGACGCGGGAAAACCGTCCTGCGTTCTACTCTGTACGTGCCAAAACGCGCGGCCGTAGAAGAATAAGTCGTCGAATGTCCACGACATAATAAAGTTATTAGTGACGGTTGGGTCGAGACGACGACCCCAACTACGCGGGGCAATTTCGACCGCTTCCATTTCTTCGCCGTTCCACATTTCGCGGTAAAACTCGATAGGTAAACAACCGAACATAGACGCAATTAAGTCACGCGCGCGCGAGATAGTCGGAACAGACATAGCGCGGGTACGCGCGTCGCCGTCAATGTAGGCGTAAAAGTTGCCAATCTGGGACGCTCCCGCGTTGTACCCTACGGCCGCTTTTACTGCGGGTTCGCTAGAAGTAGCCATAGCCGCAGTTCTGTTACGCGTAAAAATTCCCATACGTCGAAAGTGTACGCCAATAGTGGCGGCATATGGGGGAACGCCCGTAGTCATTCCCCGACAGAACAACTACGGACGCGTCGTAAGCATAGCCCTACACAACTACTAGCGTCGGCTTCTGTCTCGACTGTACGCGCGAAGCTTGCGCGGCCGCGAAGACCATACAACGCGCTAACTCGATAGGGCCGCTAGACCTAGCAGAAGATAGCGATACCGACCCGTTCGCTTTAACCATTACCGCGCGTTCGACGTGTTCAACTAGCGACAGTTCCCCAGTATGAACCA